ATTGACATCGTACTTCGTGTGCATTAACGTGTTCGGCTTTGGCCGTGCAATGGGCTGGTATTAAAGGAGAGTGTAATGAAACTAATTGATTTCTTGAGTGAGATTGAAGTCGATGAAAACAGTTTGCGAGATATACTGAGTGAATTGTTAGACAGCGTACTTATAGCTGAGCTACGTGAGTTTCGTGAACGCAGAATAGATGACTACCTATCTGTGAAGGATGGCGTGTCGAGAAGTATCTACGTGCATGGTGACCTTGAGCAGGATGCATTTGAGATTAGCAGACGCATTGAATCCGTTGACATGATTTTAGATGAGTACGTAGCAGGACATGAACCATTCGACTTTGACTCAGTTGAATGGTGGGATGACAAGGAGGGACTCAATGGCTAAGCATTGGCGAGATGCTATGAACGAGCGCAATCAGGATTGGATCAACAATCGTGATAAGCCAAGAGAAATTGTAACTAAAGTTCCTACCAAGAAATACCATGAGGGGTGGGATCGTATCTTCGGAGATAAGAATGGAACTGTCGATCCTAAAAAGCCTACTGAATAAAGAGTTTTATGATAACTACCGTGGCAGTAGATGCCCCGCTAAGATATTCCAAAAAGAATATTCAAAAATAAAGACCATGATCGATGAGGCCATGCAGAAGTATCAGCGTGACCTGACTGTCGATGAAGTCGAAGGCTTATTCTTTTCTGCTGATCCATCCATGACAACAGCACAGAAGCATCAGTTCCGGATGACGTTCGATAAGTTACGTAAAGAACAAGCGATTGGTCATGACGTAGCACAGGATATTCTATCCTCTTTGTTCCGACAGTATCTCGGGGAGGAGATAGCTAACATCGGATTTGAATACGTCAATGGTGATAAGTCTTCACTGGAACCCCTACGAAACATGCTCGATAATTACAGGGATGACTTCATCCCAGATGTCAGTGTCGAATGGGATGATCTGGAGATTGAGACATTGTTAAATCAAAATGATCTGGAAGCTCGTTGGCATTTTAATATACCGACACTCGCTGAAAGAATCGAGGGTGTCAATGCAGGACACCTAATCATCGGAGGAGCCAGACCGAATACAGGAAAGACTTCCTTCCATGCATCTTTAATTGCAGGACCGCACGGGTTCGCGGAGCAAGGAGCGAACTGCATTGTCCTATGTAATGAAGAGGGCACACACCGTGTCGGTGCACGTTACCTGACAGCGGCAAGCGGCATGACACTCAAAGAAATTAAAGTGAACCCAAGGCAAGCACATCACCGATGGAATCGACTCAAGGAAAAGATACGCATCAAAGATGCAACCGGCAAGGACATGTACTGGGTTGAATCAATATGTAAAACATTTAATCCTGACATTGTTGTGCTAGACATGGGTGACAAGTTCGCTGAGTCATCCAGTTATACCTCCCAACACGAAGCACTAAAGTCCTGTGCTATACACGCACGTATGATCGCAAAGGAATACAACTGTGCTATCTTCTACATGTCACAGCTATCGGCTGAGGCAGAAGGGAGGATTCATTTGAATCAATCCATGATGGAAGGCAGTAAAACTGGTAAAGCATCGGAGGCTGATCTCATGTTATTAATAAGTAAAAACCCGCCAGTCGATGGGCAGGAAGAAGAAGACTACCAACGACATATCAACATCGTGAAGAATAAATTAAGTGGATGGCATGGATACATTACCTGTAATTTAAACTATCACATCGGGCGGTATGAAGTATGATTGAGATACCAGTATCGGATGAGGCATTGCTGAAAGCAAGGAAGCAGGCTGTTGAGATGGGGAAACTCAACAACAGTATTACGAAAGGGCAAGGCAATGTTGCTGGTTTTGTTGGCGAGATTGTGACTGCTGAATTGCTAGGTGCTACACAGCAAAACACATACGACTATGATCTTGTATTGATCAATGGTCAGACAGTCGATGTGAAGACGAAGAGAACTTCCGTCACACCACTACCTCATTACGATTGCAGTGTCGCTAAATTAAGTACACATCAATCATGTGACAATCTTGCATTTGTGCGAGTCAAGAATGATTACAGCGTTGCGTGGTTCTTAGGTATGATACCCCGCTTGCAGTATTACGAAGTTGCTCGCTACATGAACAAGGGTGATGTTGATCCGGACAATGGGTATGTCGTGAAATCAAGTTGTTATAATTTATCGATTGAAGATTTATGGAAGGTATCGATTCATGAAAGTAGTTCTTGATGTAGAGAACACAGTAACTAAACGTGACGGTAAACTACATTTAGACCCATTTACACCCACAAATAGTTTGGTGATGGTTGGGATACAAGTAGAAGGTGAAGAGCCTAAGCACTACACGTTTGACCACGTTGACTACGATTGTAAATACGAATACAGGAAGCATGACTGTGATGAGATACAAGCAATACTCGACAGGACAACTTTGTTAATTGCTCACAATGCACAGCATGATTTGCTTTGGATATGGGAGACAGGATTTAAATATGACGGTGCTATCTGGGACACGATGCTTGCTGAGTATGTGCTTCAGAAAGGAGTCAAGGAACCGCTGTCACTTGAAGCTGTTGCTGAGCGCAGAGATTTGCAGTTTAAAAAGCAAGACACCCTGAAAGATTACTTGAAGCAGGGGTATCAGGTTAATGAAATCCCATACGAAGAGCTTAAGGAATACTTGTACGCCGACTTACAAACGACCATGGCCCTGTATTATGAGCAAGCATTGGATCTGCGTGACGACATCAATCGTACTCTATATCCTGTGATTGAATTGACAATGGATACTTGTGCGTTGCTTTCTAAAATATATCGCAATGGATTTACCGTAGATACGAAAGCACTTGAGCAAGTTCGTTCTGAGTTTGAATTGGAGAAGCAGAAGCTTGAACAGGAGTTAGGCATTGACATCAAGGAATTGATGGGCGATACTCCGATCAATCTTAACTCACCAGAGCAGTTGGGCTGGGTGATTTATTCCCGTAAGCCGAAGGATAAAACCCAATGGGCTATGGCAGGTGATCCATACATGAGTAATAGTGACTTTAAACGACTCATTAATGAATCAACTACTCCAGTCCGGCGTACCAAAGCATCGAAGTGTTCAGACTGTAATGGTAACGGAACGTACTTCAAGAAGAAGAAGGATGGTTCTGACTTCAAAAAACCAACACGCTGTTCGCAGTGTGTCGGGAGAGGATATGTACTGAAAGACCTCGATAGATTAGCGGGTCTGAAGTTCACGCCACCAAATGCAAAGTGGCATAGTGCTAATGGATTTAGCACATCGAAAGGGAACTTGGAGTTTCTTGAGCGTGTTGCACATTCAAAGGGCATGGAACAAGCGGCGAACTTTCTATTTAAAATTCGCAGGGTATCTGCACTGGACAGCTATCTTTCTAGTTTCGTTGACGGCATCTATAATTTTCTCAAGGATGATGGCAAGCTACATGTCAGGCTGACACAGCACATGACATCTACTGGCAGGTTCAGTGGCCGTGATCCGAACATGCAGAACATGCCACGTGGCGGTACATTTCCTGTAAAACGGGTGTTCATCTCCCGATTTGCAGGAGGTAAGATCATGGAGGCTGACTTTGCACAGCTAGAGTTCAGGGTGGCGGCGTTCTTATCTCAAGATGAAGTTGCAATGAAAGAAGTTAAGGAGGGTTTTGATGTCCATTCGTACACGGCTCAAGTCATTTCGGAAGCGGGTCAGGCAACTACAAGGCAGGAGGCGAAGGCACATACATTCGCTCCGCTATACGGAGCAACTGGATACGGAAGAACACCAGCCGAAGCACGATACTACGAACACTTCACAGAGAAGTACAAAGGAATCGCAAGATGGCACAGAGAGCTAGCAAAAGAAGTGCTGACACACAAAACAATCTCCACACCCAGTGGCAGAAAGTTTGCATTCCCAGATGTACGCAGACGAAGGGATGGCTCAGTAACTAACTTCACTGCAATCAAGAACTATCCGGTGCAATCTTTCGCAACTGCTGACATAGTTCCTGCTGTGCTCTTGCAAATTCATGATCGGATGTCGGGCTTGCAATCGTGCATAGTTAATAGTGTACATGACTCAATCGTGATTGACATACATCCTGATGAAGAGGCACAGGTAATGGGTGTAATTGGGTCAGTTAATGGTGAACTGAAAGAAATCATTGACAATAAATTTAAAATTAATTTTAATGTACCCCTTTTACTTGAAGCAAAAATTGGTGTAAACTGGCTGGACCAACAGGAGGTCTAATATGACTACAGAAATAGCAACACTAAACAGCGATAACTTCGCAGAGATGGCTAAGGCCATGGGCATGTCAGTTGACATGGCAAAAGATACGAAAGCAAAGTCATCGACTCTGCCCCGCCTACGTATCTGGAATCAACCAGTCATGGGACAGGTTGAAGTCAAAGGAAAGCAGAAGAACATGGAGGTAGTACCTGCAGGTATGTACCGTCTTCAGATGCCAGATGGTAGCTTTATCTATGGTGAGACAGCACGTATCCGTGTGTTCGTACAGCGTTTTATGTACAAGCGTTACGATGCTGACGCAAAGAACTATGTCAAGACATTGATGGCTGAAGATCTCAATGGAGATCTG